ACTCTCTCAACAAAGAGAAGAAATAAAAACCCTTAAAGCTGAAAAGGTGGCAGCCATTGAAATGCTAAATGCCTATGCAGATGAGACTAAAGAATTACGAAACGAAAATTATGATTTGGAACTCAGACTCTCTCAACAAAGAGAAGATAAGTGGATAAGCGTTAAGGATAAACTACCAGATTATATTGAAGGTGAAGATTATTCAGAAAATGTGTTTACAACTGACGGTATAAATCTTTATGTAATGGCAAGATGTTATATAGATGAAGATGGGCAAAAAGGTTGGTTATGGGCAAATTGTTGGGGCGATATTGACGGAGAAGCAGAGCTTGATGATGATTATAGCGAAATTACTCACTGGATGCCATTACCAAATCCCAAACTGGAGAAGAAATGAACAGAGCTACACAAATTATGCTTTCGGTTCTACTTTGGGCAGCACTTATCATCGGTTGGGTGGTTTTCGGGATAGTGGTGATGTTTTTATGAGCCGATTCACCGGATGGACAAAAGCCGATATAGCTAAACTGCAAATAAAGGAACAAGAACCCTTGGTAAAAGAGTCTCTAAAAAAGAAATATAAACGGAAATCAAAATCAAACGATATTCCAGAAGAAAAATGGAAAGTTGATAGAGCGGTTTGTGAAATATGCGGGGAAAAATTCTATACCGCTCCTTGTTATAAAAAACGTGGCGTGGGTCATGGAAGGTTTTGCAGTAACAAATGCAAAGGAATTTATAGTTCTGAGCAAAATAAGTTGAAATTTGCTGAATTTCGTAAAAAGCGGTTAGCAGAAAAAAAACAAAAAATATTAGCCGTCAAGCAAAAAAAGAAAGAAATAGAAAATCAGAAGACCCCCTGCAAATACTGTGGCAAACTTACATTGAAGAAATTTTGCAATTGGCAGTGTTATATAGCTTATAAAAAATCTAAAACCGGCGAGAACAACATCATAAAAAACTGTTTGACGTGTAATGCTGAATTTGTCGCCACCCCAGGACAACATAATGCAGGTTATGCCATTTATTGTTCAATTAATTGTAGTGCAATTAAAAGAGCCAAAGATAAAGTGAATGTATTTGTGAATTCAAAAAGCGGTAAAAGAGCAGACCTTGATAATAAATTTTTTAGATCAAGGTGGGAAGCCAATTATGCAAGGTACTTAAATTTTTTGGTCAAGAATGGGGAAATAAAAAAATGGGAGTTTGAACCAGAAACGTTTTGGTTTAATGAAATTAAACGAGGGACTCGGTCTTATTTGCCGGATTTCAAAATCTACAAGATCAATGAAGCAATCGAGTATCATGAGGTCAAAGGCTATATGGATAAAAAATCACAAACTAAATTAAACCGGATGGCGAAATATTACCCCAACATAAAGATTGTGCTAATTGACAAAAAAAGATATATGGCATTACATCGCCAAATGAAGGATATTTTACCAAATTGGGAAATTGATAATAGCCCTAAAAAAAAATATTTGTATAAGTGAACCTAACTGGGAGTTTCGTGTTGCTGATGAAATTAAAAATTTGATAGGATAGAAATGAATTCAAAAGAAGTTGAACTGGCAGTTGTTAATTATTTCGGTGCGAGAAAGCATTTGATAGTCCCGAATGTGAGCTGGGGGTTTACGGGGTTGTATTATGAAGCTGACTTAGTTGTGGTCACGAGAGCGGGTTATGCGAAGGAGGTTGAAATCAAAGTCAGCAGAAGTGATTTACTCAAAGACAAAGAAAAAAAACATAATCACGACTGCCGAAAATTCAAAGAACTTTACTTCGCAATCCCTAAAAAATTAGTTAAGGACATAGAGCATATACCGGATCGGGCTGGGATATTGGTATGTGAAAAAGTTGAATACAAAGGCGAATATTATTACAGAGCTCATCTTGAAAGAAACGCAAAGGTAAACGGTGGCGTGAAGTTAACTTTAGCTGACAAATACGAATTGGCTCGCTTAGGAACTTTGAGAATATGGAATCTAAAGAAAAAATTAATTCAAGACCGGCTGAAAAATTAACTAAATAACAATTTGATGCTTTTGAGTATTTGTGTTGCTATCAGTTATATTTTTGTGAAACAGCCGGTTTTTTATACAAAAAATCCTAAAGAAATTAGGATGACTAAGTTTTTTGAGAATTTTATAATTAACACGAGAAAAAAGTATGAGTGCTCTTGAAAATGACATCATTGAAGTTTTACTGAAACACAACATTGTGAATGAGCACTCGTTGCGTGATTACCGGATTAAGACTGATTACAAAAAGTATCGTGAAGATGGATTAACCGGTAAAGAAGCTCGGATAAAACTTTCAGAAGAAAATAACTTGGGACTGAAAACAATTGAATACATCCTCTACAACAAAAAGCAAAATAGTGAAGATAGCTGATGCCAACTAAGTACGGACATAAAGAATCCTTCCATGCTAAGGCTGATCAGGTGTTGCTGATCTTGTTGGAGAATAACAAATACTTTGAGAAATCAGGCTACCAAGAACTTCAGCAAATGGTTGGCGAATTATTCGGAGTTCAAGAGCGACAGGCTTCGCGCTACATAACCGCCGCTAAAAAAGAATACCGAAAAATTGTAAGGGAGAATGTTAATAAAGCATTTAAGCAGGCATTAGTTGACCGGGCTTACTTAATCAACAAATACAAGAAAGATGATCCGAAATTAGCACTCGATGCGATGAAGGATCGTGAGAAGCTGCTTGATCTTTACCCGGTGCAGAGTTCAAAGGTTGAGCATAAGGGTGAGATCAATCAAAAAATAGTTTTTGTTGAAAACTTAGATGAATGATGAAAGAAAAATTGTCGACCTCAAGAAAATTGTTGGCAAAGGGTACGCTGATTTCTGGAAAACAAAAAAGCGATACCGGGTTGGGATTGGCGGACGTGGTTCTAAAAAAAGTACAACAGCAAGTTTATGGTTTATTCTAAATATGATGAAATATCCAGACTCAAATACTTTAGTGATTCGCAAGGTTTACAAAGATCACAAAGATTCCACGTATGCACAGCTTAAATGGGCAATAGATAGACTCGGAGTTTCTGAATATTGGAAGATGCTTGTTTCTCCGCTTGAATTAAAATACATCCCTACCGGACAAAAGATTTTATTTCGCGGTTTGGATGATCCGCTTTCGATTACATCCATCACAGTTGACAAAGGTTATTTGTGTTGGGTTTGGTTTGAAGAGTTCTACCAGATAACGAATGAAGCGGACTTTGATAAAGTAGATATGTCCGTAAGAGGCGAAGTCCCTCCTCCGCTATTCAAGCAAATAACCGGGACGCTTAACCCTTGGAATGATAAACACTGGATTAAAAAAAGATTCTTTGATGAAAAAACAGAAAACACATTCTCATTCACAACAACTTATTTACAGAATGAATTCCTTGATGAAAATGATATTTCGATTTACGATGAAATGAAGATCAAAAATCCGAGAAGATACAGAGTTGAAGGTCTCGGAGAGTGGGGAATAAGTGAGGGATTGATATATGACAATTGGGAAGAAAGGGACTTCGATTATAAGCAAATTGTAAGAGAGCGACCGGAAATAAGTTCAAACTTCGGGCTTGATTTTGGATATACTGCCGACCCCACGGCTTTTATTGCTTTTCTCTTGGATAGGAATAAAAAAGAAATATTTGTGTTTGATGAGCACTACCAGAACGGAATGCGAAATGATGAAATCGCAAACATGATCAGTTACAAAGGATTTTCAAAAGAAAAAATTATTGCCGATAGTGCGGAACCGAAAAGTATTGCTGAAATAAAAAGATTTGGTATTGAAAGGATTAAGGGAGCGAGAAAAGGGAAAGATTCAATCCTTAATGGAATTCAATTCTTACAAGGTTATAAAATAATCGTTCATCCCAAATGCACTAATACAATTTTTGAGCTTAACAACTATGCATGGGACACTAAGGACGGCACGATAATAAATAAACCGATTGACGATTATAATCACTTAATGGATGCCTGGCGGTATGGAGCGGAGAGCCACATCCTTGGCAGTGGATTAAAAGTTTTAAATTAAAGAGGAAAAACAATGGCTTACATAAGCGAAGTAAATTCTATCAAGATGAAAATCGAACTCGGAAGATTAGTCACTGATTCGCAGCTAATCAAAGGCATAATTGATAAACACCGGGCAAGTAAATTTTATAAGGATGCGATCAGCGGTCGAAGATATTACGATGATCAGCATGATATTCTGAATAAAAACTTTCGTGAGTTCACGGTGAAGGGAGTTAAAAAACAAAATCCCAACGCTGCTAATAATCGGATCACAAATGAATTTCATACTGAGATGGTTGACCAGAAGGTCGATTACATTGCAGGGAACAGTCCGCAATTTACAACAGATGAACCGGAAGCAGAAAAATTTGCCGATGTTCTGAACACTGAATTCAAAACATACATTGAAACAACTTTGATAGATTGGCTAATCGGAACCAGTAACAGCGGGAATGATGCTCTATTGGTTTTCATAAACGAAAAAGGCGAGTTCGATTATATGGTTTGTCCTGGCGAGCAGCTGATAATTGACAAAGACGAAAACGGCAAAACATTATCGATCATGCGATTCTATTACGTTGACGATCTAAATGATAGAGGCGGACTTGATCAAATAATCCGTGTGGAAGTTTGGAACGATAAAGAAGTTTATTACTTCGTGCAAAATGGGAAAGATGGTGACTTCGTTATGGATAAAAGCGAACCGGACAATCCGAAACCTCATTTCAAAAAAAGCAACACTGCAACAAATACTAATGCCGGAATGGGATGGGGACAGCCCCCATTTATTTTCCTTCCTAATAACAACGGTAAGAAAAGTGACCTTAACCGGGTGAAAGATTTAATTGACGCTTATGATCTGCTTATCTCGAAAGGGATGAACACAATTCAAGACTTACAAGAAGTTGTGTACGTGCTGAAAGGTTATGAAGGAACTGATCTTGCTGATTTTCTTGAAACGCTGAAAGTAAATAAAGCGATTAAGGTTGATGGATTGGAGGGCGGCGTTGATACTCTCACGGTTGATCTTCCGGTAGAAGCGATTGAGTCCCTTGAAAAGATGATCCGTAAAAACATCTATGCCTTTGGTCGTGGGATCGATTTTAGCGATGAGAACTTCAGCGGTGATGTGACCGGAATAGCTTTGAAATATAAATTTGCTCGGTTGGACCTTAAAGCAAATCAGTTAATTAGACAGCTGCAGTTAGCAATTCTTAAGCTCTGTTGGTTTTATGCAAAATATCAGAGCGTAAAGAGCGGCGGCAGTCAAGATTTCCTAAAAGTTTACGACAAAGTAAATTTACAGATAAACAAACGATTGATGATCAATGAAGCCGAAATGATCACGAATGTTCAAAGTTCTGTTGGAATAGTTGATGAAGAAACCTTGCTTGAGAATCATCCATTTGTTGATGACGTGCAGAAGGTATTGGATGCTTTGAAAAAAGAGAGACAATCGAATTTGGTTAATTTGGATAACCTTGACGAATAATGAAACTCGATAAAAACACAAATAAACGATTAGCTAAATTGCTCGGTCTGAAGGATGGGAAAATTCATAAGCAGATTTCAGAGCTTGAGACGCAAGTTTTATTTGAACTGAAAAAAGCTCTGGACGGCGTTCGTTTGGAAATTGGGAAGATGTATGAAAAGTATGGTGACGATGTAACTTATTCTGAAATGAGCAAATTCAACCGGCTTAACAACCAAAGATTAGTGATTAAAGAACACATTGAAGAAATGACCGGGTCTGCGGTGCATGAATTACGCGGTGGACTTAAAAAGATTTTTGTTGAAAGTTATGCAGCAACCGGAGTGGCAATAAACGAAGCTCTCAAAACTCAAATTGATTTTGCATCGATGAATATTGATGTTATTCGTGATGCGGTGAACAATCCTCTTTCAAAAGTAAAGTGGCGCGGCAGCTTTGGTGAAGCCGCTTCAAATGCCATTGGAGAAATCAGCAGCGAAATAACTCAGGGGCTTACTCGTGGGCGCGGTTATTCTAAAACAGCAAGGAACATAAAAGAAAGATTTGATAAACTTGGAAACAATGTTCAGAGAATTGTAAGAACAGAATCACATCGAGTTCAAGTCACCGGGAGCGATTTATCATTAAACGATGCAGTTCGATATAGTAAAAAAATCGGAATTCCAATGGTGAAAGTAATTTCTTCCGTTCTGGATTCTCGGACTCGTGATCAATCAGCACAGATGGATGGACAAATGGCAGGCAGTGATGGATTGTTCCGTTATCCAAATGGAGTTAGAGGGCTACCGGGCAACACGGGCGTTGCTGCTTATGACATTAACGATAGAGAAGTAGTAATAATTCAAATAAAAGAAGATTATCTCAAAAAATATCAAGATTAACCTCCCACATCCCCGCAATAAAAAAAATGAAATCCTAAACTTTTTAGGATGACATCATTTTTCCTAACAATTACTTTTATCTCAGAACTTATTGAAAAGATTCTCAGGCTGGCGGGTGACAGCTAAAAAAAACTAAAGAAGAATTTCAATAAACGCCCTTTGGTATTTCGAGCGGATCGAAAGACGATAGAGCCGGAGCCGACCGGTAAAAAAGGTAAATCAGAATAATAACAAAGAGGAATTGTAATGAGTGAAGAATTAAAAAAACTTTTAGGTGACGATTTATACAGCCAAGTTAGTTCACTGCTTGCAGATAACACAGTGACTTTAGTTCCGAAAGGACAAAAAGCATTTCTGCACAAAGAAAGCGAAACCCCGGTAATCAGCAATAATGGTGAATGGGTTCCGTCAAGCAAATTAAGTGAACTTACTGAAGCAAAGAAAGCTTTAGCAGATCAAAATGCTGAACTTAACACAGCTCTTGAAACTTTGAAAAAAGATAACAAGGGCAATGAAGAGCTTACCTCAAAGATTAGTGAACTCCAGACAAATTTAGAAAAAAACAAAACCGAAGCCGCTAAACTCGAAAAGAAATATGTTTTGAGAGACCATCTTCGCGATGCGCAGGTGAAGACCGGCTATATTGACTTGCTCGAAAATAAGTTTGACTTGGAGAAAATTGAAGTCTCTGAAGGTAAGATCAAAGATTTTGAAAATTTACTAAACCCGATAAAAGAAAATTACAAAGAACTCTTTGGTGAAGAAAAGTTAGAAGGCGGCACTCCACCCAACGGCGGAGGAAAACCGGAAGACATTTATTCAATGGATGAGATCAAGGCAATGAGTCAGTCGGAAGTTGCTACAAATCTCGATAAAGTTAATCAATCAATGGAATTTCATTCTAAAAATTAGAAGGTGAGAAATGTCTCTTAGCAATTTTATACCAACCGTATGGGCAGCAAATATTTTAAAGGCTTATGAAAAAGCCCATGTTGTTGCATCCATAGCCAACCGAGAATATGAAGGTGATATTCGCGGTGCAGGTGATAGAGTTCAAATTAATTCAATCGGTCCAATCACTGTGTCCGATTACACGAAAAATACTGATTTAGATTCTCCTCAGACTTTGTCAGATGCCGGAACATGGCTTGACATCGACCAGCAAAAGTCATTTAACTTCCAAGTTGATGACATCGACAAAGCACAAACAAAACCCAAAACCATGCAGGAGGCAGCTCGTAAAGCGGGTTATGCTTTGCGTGATTCTTATGAAACCTACATCATGGGCAAATATGCTCAAGCTGGTTTAACTGTTGGTTCATACACGAACGCTGCCCCAGCTGATGTGACATCTGTTAATGTTGAAGATGTCATAGCCGAACTTGGCGAAACATTCGATACAAACAATTTCCCGACCGTTGGTCGATTCCAGATCATTCCTCCTTGGTTCCATACAAAAATGTGGTTAGCCGGGATAACAACCAAAACCGCAAATGATGTATTGTATGCAAATGGTAAAGTCGGCGTTGTGAACAACATCGAATTCATCATGAGCAACAATGTATCTAAAAATTCAAGTGATTGGGATAAATCAAGGCTTATAGGTGGAATAAAAGGTGAATCGCTTTGGTTAGCCGAGCAAATAGTTTCTGTTGAAGCTTACAGACCAGAAAAAAGATTTGCTGATGCGTTAAAAGGTCTTCACGTATTTGGTTCTAAGTGGAGAGCAGACGCAACAATAGTTCTTTATGCAGACAAAACAGCAGAATCCTAATCAACTGATTGGGGTTCTTTTTTACAAATAATTTTTGAAAAGTAAAAAGTGAGAAGATAAAATGGCAGTAACAGAAATTACACCAACTCAAATGAGTTTGGACACAGCGATTACAATCACTGCAGGTGCCGGAACCGCAATTGTCGCAGCCAACACCATGGAATTTGCTTATCCGAAGCATGGCAAACTTTTAATAATCATTGATTCCGATCATGCAGACACAGCAGCTACTTTCACCGCTTCAGATTATGGTATCAATGCAGGTTTGGGATCATTAGAGGTTGCAGTTGGCAACGGGCTAATGAAAGCGGTTATTGTTGATTCAGCTAGATTAAATCAATCAGTTGGTAGCGGTGCGAACACCCTCCCGAATGTTCTTGAAGTAAGTTGGGCTGCTAACAGCGCAGGTTTTGTTAGAGCGTTTTACTTACCGTAAGGAGGTGAACCGTGAGTTTAACAAAAAGAGCTTTAAGGAAAAGACTGTTTGATTATGTCGATGAGATCAAGACGTTAAGCGGAACTGCTGATATTGATATTTCAGAATCCGATTACACGGGTTACATCACATTATTAACAGTTTCCCCGGTGAATGAGCCGTTGGAAGATTTAGTAATTGATCTTGCTTATAACAAGGCAACAACCGGAGTTAGTGATGTCGCTACAAATGCAGATACTTTGGACGTGGCGATATTTGCCGAAACCGATGGGACGAACTCCACTGCAATGATAATCAATTCAACCCAAGTAACATTAACCGGCGATGTAAGTCCAGTGATAACAGGTCAACGATTCAAAGTTGGGCTAGTCGATGCAGGGAATACAATCACCGTAAAAGTTAAACTGAGCGCTGAAAGAGCTGACGCAGAAATCCCTTACAAGGTGCATTACAAAAGTCCAGAAGCTCCGACAGTTGCAGCAGTTGCGGCTGGATAATCAAGGATAATAGAAAATGAAAAAAATATTTTTAATTTTGTTTATGGTTCTTTGTTCCGGGCTAATACTAACAGCGCAGTCGGTTTCGACCGGCTCCGCTGATTTTTATGCGGATTCCGTTTCAACTGAGATCCAACTGAGCAAGAATGAATTCATCTCTTCATTGATGGTCCCTCAAGGGCTTACGACTTCAATTAAATTTAAAGTGTATGATGAAACAGCCGGAGGTTGGTATTACATGAGCGATGACGGTTCTGATTATTCTGTTACAGTTGATTCGTCGAAAGCAACATTTATCCCTTTGTTGCCTACAAAGTTTTACGGCATGAAGCGGCTGAAAGCTATAATTGAAGCCGACATAGCGGACACGAGCTCAATTTATTACAACAAAAGACCATATTAAGCAGGTGATTAAATGTCAAAAATGATAGAAGTACCATTTGAAGTTATAAAAGTTGGAATTCGTCAATCGGTGGTATTGAAACCT